ACCATGTATTTGCGGGTTAGATTGAACTAACTGCATCATCTCTTGAGCCATTACAATTCTTTGGCTGGTTGAGAATATATCTGGGTTAGATACTGGAAAAACATCCACCCTGTCATCAAAGTCTGCTTGTTTAATTTGCATGTTGCCGCCGGATACCGCATACGGATAAACAGGTGGCAAACTTTTTGCAAATATAGTTGCAAGCAAGTCAAATTCTTTTTTCTGCGCTGAGTGTAATCTTTTATGAATAGCAGATAAAACTTTAGTTGATCGTTCCAATAAAGCCAGAGTTGTTCCTACCGGAGCTTGGCTATTGCCTTCGCCAACATTTATTTCTGCAATAGATGCAAATCTTTGACCAGACTGAACCAATAATCCTAACAAATTAAGCAAGGTTCCGCTTGGCTCTTTAAATGGTAGAGGTTGAATAGAATCTCTCAAAGATCCACCAGGAGCATCTACGTCTCTAAATTCACCCGGTTGTATTGGCGAATCTTCATCTCTAATTCTAATACCCCTAGCTTTAAAACCAGCAGGTAAATTAGCTAGAGTACCAGCGTCAATTAATTGTCTAACAATAGATGTAGAGGCTTTTGATAAACCACCAATCATATGTGTTAAACCAAAACCGTAAAATCCTAGACCTGGTAAAAATTTAAAATGTACGAAGTATTCAATCTTCTCTTTCATCGGATCGTCTTCGTTAAAGTTTCTTCTAATAGATAAAATGTTTTCGCTGTTTGAATCTATTGTTACAATATAAGGCAGCTTAACTTCTGTAGGCTCGCCGTTTTCATCCACATCTTCAAAGCCTTCTAAATCTAAATTACAATGAACCTCGTACAGATTACAAACCTCACCTGTATCGTAAGAAGGAGAAATACCTTCTAGCTTTTCTAATTCGGTATCAACGCTTGAGTAATTTTGCGGATCGTCTCCAGCTCTTACGTTTACGTTTTTATAAAAACCAATAGCTTGTAATTTTTTAACATCGTTTTCTGGCATTTTTATTAAATGCGTAATACGAGGACAAGACTCTAAATCAGTCGTATAGTAAGGAACAATTAAATCTTCTGGAGCTACAAATTTAGATACAGCTCTTTGCATTGTTTCGTCGTAATAAACTTTTTTAAATGCGCTACCTGCTAACGGCAAGTAAAATAACATTTGGTCAAGCTCTTCGTCATACTCTTCCATAACATGAGTAATCTGATAGTTCATAAATTCTTTGACTCTTTGAGCCTGTTCTTCTACGGCTGCGTTGTATTCGCCAACAACTTGAGTTTTAACCGGACCTTGAGCTGGTAATAGTTCTTTATAAGCTTGAGCTTGAAACTGAGTAACAGATTCTCCTAATAACGGATGAATAACACTTGAAGCACCTTCAAAAGGTTCTGATCTTCCTTCTTCAAACTTCATACCAAGATACTTAAGTCCGTCGGTATAAGTTTTTTCCCAGTCTTCTCTTGCAGACTTATCGTTTTCAATTGCTGCTGTAAGCTCAATATAAATTTTATCTAGCTCGCTATCAGAAACAACTTCTGCTAAATTTTCGCCAAATCCTAAAGATGGCATTTCCATTTCTGGCTCACCTAAAACAACAGAACCATCTTCTTGATATTGAACGCCTTCTTCTCCCATACCTTCTAAGATATCGATAATTTCCTCATCAATATCATCGGTTGGTCTTTCAGTTGTTAAATCTTGTACTGGTTCTACAGTTTGAGCTGGATCTGGTACTTGTCTTTCAATTGCCATTAGTAATAAACCCTCTGTCTTGGTTCTCTTTCATCATCTTCATAATCGTTATCTAAAGAAACAAATCCGCCTTCGCGGAATCTCATTAGAGCTTGAGTCATAGTATCGCATAAGTCATCGTTTTTGCCAAAAGGAAATGCAGCACATTCTTCAATCATCTCTTCTGAGAATAATCTATCCGGAGCATACACCATACCGGATTCAAATATTGGCGCAACTGAATGCATACGTGTTGTTTTATCATGGCCACGTGTAGGCGAGTAATTAACAACCGGTATGCCCATTCGTCGTAGCTCATGCGTAAGCGGAGTACCAGAAGCTTTTGCTTCAATTAAAACCATATCTGTTTCCCAATAACGATACTCTCGCATCGCTATTTCTTTTAGTTCTGGAAAGTCCCATCTACCTTTTTGGCAATCAAGCAAGATAACGCAATCGGGTGAATCTTCTGTTGGTCTAAAAACACCCCAAGTTGATATAGCAGAAAAATCTGCCGTTTCTTTTTTAGAAAAAGCTGTATCGTATGACTGCATAATATATTGAACGCTTGGTAAAGAATCATGTTTCCACCTTTGCCACCATTCACGTTTGATAATAGCTCCGGCTTCAGCGGTTGGGTTTTGCATCCATTGCGCATTCCATTTGGGTCCAGGCAAAGATGCTTTTACTTTTAACAATTCATCAACCGACCAATACTCTGGCCAAAGCGGATTTTCAGTTTCTGGAAATATTGCTGGAAACTCTATTACTTCCCATTGATCAGCCAGAGGTTCTTTTTGCGCATCCATTAGTTTTGCTGTTAGGTCAATAGAAGACCAGCGAGTCATAACAATAACAATAGCTCCCTTTGGCTGAAGACGCTGACGAGGACCAGAAGTGTACCATTCCCAAGCTGATTCAAGTGCGGTAGGCGATAGAGCATCTTGTTCTGAATGAGGGTCGTCAATAATCAAAAGATCCGCACCCCTACCAGTAACAGCTCCGCCCACACCTGCTGCAAAATATTCGCCGCCTTTATTAGTTTCCCAACGACCAGCAGATTTGTTATCGGCTTGCAATTTTACTTCTGGAAATATTTGCTTGTATTCTTTTTGATCCATCAAGTTTCTGACCTTACGACCAAATCTTACAGCTAGCTCACCGGTATGAGTCGTTTGCATTATTTTCATATTAGGTTTTAAACCCATAATAAACGACGGAAAGTACGTAGATGCAAATTCTGATTTGGTATGACGCGGAGGCATGTTGACGATTAAACGATTGATTTCGCCTTTGGCTACCTTTTCTAGTTTTTCTGCAAAGATTTTATGATGCTTGCCGCAGATAAACTCCGGCCACATATGGTTGATGTATTCTAAAAAAGACTCTCGACATTTTTCTTGTTGCGAAAAGTTGTCAAGCTTCTCTTTTAGAAGCAGAGCCTCTTTCAGCTCTGTTTCTGTAAGTTTGGATAAATCCATTAATTATTGTCTTTTATCTATTTCTTTTTTTATTTCAACTGCTTCATCTTTTATTCTAACAACAGCTTTTTGAGCAGCTTCTCTTTCAATTGGATCTGGGTTTTTCGTTAATTTTAATTGTCTTTCAAAATCTACTCTAAGCTTTTCGTACATTTCTTTTAATTTTTTAAGCGGTAATTTACCGTAAGGAAATGCCATACTCATAATACCAGCAGTTGAATCTGCCATCTGTCTTGCTTCGCCTAAATAGTCTCTTGGCAAAACTTGGCTGTACTCGCCAATCTCCATCAAATATTCTGGAGGTGCTTGAGTTGGTTGAGGGTTACTAAGAAGTATTTTTTGTATTTCTGGTAAGTCCATTTTTAAAATGGCCGTAATTGCATGCTTCTAAGGTTTCTATCAGTAGGGTAATTAGCAATTCTATCTTGTCTCATCAAACTTTCTGGTCCTTTGGTTTCTTCTTGAAGCATCTGTATTGGCTGAGGTCTTACTGGTCTAAGACTATCTAAAGAAGGTCTTACTGGTTGAGGCATCGGTTGAGGTCTTATAGGTTGAGCTGGTTGAGGCCCGAAATTATAATTACCACCGCCAAATCCACCGTAGCTAGGAGGTCTTTGCATTCCGTATCCGCCGCCCATTCCCGGGAACATACCACCTATACCGCCGTAAAAACTTTGCCCAAAAGGACTACCGAAACCGCCACCGTATCCGCCGCCGAACATCGGAGGTTGCATACCGAATCCACCGCCATACATACCGCCGCCGCCATACATACCTCCGCCAAACATTGGAGGTCTACCATAACCCATACCACCACCAAACATAGGTGGTTGCATTCCAAAACCGCCAAAGCCACCACCGTACATAGGAGGTTGAGGTTGCATAAAGTTACCTCTGCCACCGCCCATAAATCCGCCAAACGGATTTTGGAATGAGCCTATACCTCTTTGCGGAGGTCTAGCTCTCATATCTTGAATGGGTTGGATTTCTTGCCTTCTTCTTAAATCATCGCCGTTTACTAAATTCATCGGAGGACGAGCAATATGTTGCTCCATTTTAGGCATTTGTTGTTGTCCTCTAAAACCAGGTGAAGAAATAGTTACTGGACCAAAATCTGTATTACGCTCTTGTATGTTCATACTTGGTGGATTTAAAGTCACATTTTGAGAGGGAGGATTATACGGAGTCTGCATAGATGTGTCCGTATACATTTGACCACCAGGACCTTGAGTAATTGCCTGCCCATATGCCATAACCATTACATCATTCCTTGTAGTTCTCTACCGATTGGCTCTTCTGCTGGGGCTTGTTCGATTTGTTGCATTACCATCATAAACAAGTCTTCGATATCTTCATCGTCAAGACCTTGCTCTTTTAAGAACTCTCTGACTTCTGCTTCGCTTACGCCTTGCTGAATCATTTGAATAACAGCCATAATTAACTGCTCTATCATTTGCGCTTGAGGTGCAATACCCTCTAACTCAGCCATCGCTTCTTGTTCAGACATTCCTGGCATCTCGGCTTCGCCGCCTTCGGCCATTTTAACAGCTAAAGATGGAGTAAAAATTTCTGAGAAGTTGTTATATTTTTTTTCGGTATCAATAAATTCTTGCAAGCCTTTAATTAACATTTGTTTTTCTTCTGGATTTGCTACCTGTATGGCTTTTTCGTAATTTAAAAGAACCTCTTGCATATTTTTTGATTTGGTTTTTGCTTCTTCCAAGGCTTGATTGTAAGCTTGCTCATCTAACATTCCGCTAGGTGTAAAATATTTTTCAAAATCTACATCTATTCTTACAACCGGAGATGCTATTTCTTGAGTAACTTCATCGCCTTTAGCATATCCTTTCATTTGTTCAGAAAGAATTTGTCTATCTAAATTAGAAGATCCTCTGCTATTTAATTGATTAGAAAGCATTTTATTAGCAATACCGCCTTGAAGATCAATTATCTTTTGTTGCATTCTATCAATCTGATCTGCAATCATTTGCGCTCTTTGATTGTCGCCATCTCTTACAGCCATTTCGTATTCTTTCATCATATTTTTAATTTCTGATTCAATAGAAAACATTTGGCCTTCTGGGCTTCTGTCTTGC